AGCAGGGAGAGGAACATCAGTTCACAGCATATTAGAAAGATATGTGAACAATGATCCTATTCACATTGATAAAGTCTTACCTCACATTTATCAATCACTCTTAGATTTAAAACCAATCCTTGATGAAAGACTATCAAAGGTATATGCACAAGAAGCTCCACTTTACTCAGATCATCTAGGAGTAGCCGGCAGAGTAGATTGTGTTGGGGTATGGGATGGAAAGAATTCCATTATTGACTATAAGACATCCCGTAAGCCAAAGAGGCGTGAATGGATCCAGAATTATTTTATCCAATGTGCAGCTTACGCCATTATGTGGGAAGAAAGAACCAAAATGCCAATTACACAATTAGTGGTTGTGATTTCAGTAGATGGAAATGAACCACAGGTCTTTATCGAACATCGTGATAGGTGGACCGAAAAGCTAATTGAAACCATAAATGAATATAAAAGAAGAAAACTATTTGGGAGATAATATGAAAGATTTAAGCAGAAAAATATTAGAAACCTCAATTGTTCACTTTAGAGCTCATATTGAGAAACATAAAATGAACGTAGAGGTCTTACTTAAAAATGGGGTTGGGGTAGCGGAGCATCCAGACGTCATGGAAACTATCGAAAAGGAACTCACCCAGGCTGCTCATTATAGGGACTTATTAGAAGAAGCCCAAATGATGCTAGAAGAGATATAAAAAAACCCCCACTTTTTTCAAAAAGGGGGTTTACAAACCCCCCTACGTATGGTATAATACGTACGTATGATAAGGAATAAACCAATGAATATGAAAGAAAACATAATCCTAGTTGATTGCGACGGAGTCATGTGCGACTGGGAATATTCTTTTACTGCCTTTATGGAGCACAAGGGAATTCCAATATTAGACAATAATGAATATAATGTCTATAAAAAGTTTGGACTAAGCCCTTTAGAGGGAAAAAAATATGTTGCAGAATTTAATGACTCCGCGGCTATTGCTTTTCTACCGCCATTAAGGGACGCAGTCTACTATATGAAAAGGTTGAATATGCTTCATGGATACAAATTCCATGTTATCTCTTCATTAAGTACGAATAAATATGCTCAAAGGCTAAGAACCCAAAATCTAGAGCTTTTGTTTGGGAAAGAATTATTTGATGATTTCATCTACCTTGGATGCGGTGCAGACAAAGACGAAGTCCTAGCAAAATATGAGGGAACGGAGTGTTTCTGGGTTGAGGATAAACCTGAAAATGCTGAAGTAGGTTTAAAATTTGGATTGAACTCAATATTAGTTGCTCATGATCATAATGCGAATTCTAATATAAACATCCCCAGATTTCATAAGTGGAAATATATCTACAAATATATTGTTGGGGAAATCTAATGGTAGATTGGAATGTGAAAACCTATCCTATTCATGACGGAGTTGGAAAAGAATTTAAATTTGAAAATGGCTATGGAGCAAGTATAGTAAAACATAGTTTTAGCTATGGCGGTAAGAAAGGTCTTTGGGAATTAGCAGTTTTAAAGGATGGTGAATTGTGTTATGATACACCGATCACCAGTGATGTAATAGGTCATTTAAATGATCCTGAAGTGGATCGTTTACTTGAAGAAATAAAGAGGTTACCAAATGCCGATTAAGTTAGGAAAATCATCAAAGAAATTTTCAAAGGGAAAGAAGAATAACTTTGAATATGATCATGACTATATTAAAAAATATACCAAGGCTGATCTAATCGATAAGTATAATAGTCCAACGACTATTCCAAAAAAGAAAAGAAAGATTAAGAACGAATTAGTTCGTAGAGGTGGAGTAGAGTTCAAGTCCGAATTGCAGGGGCAGTAGCTCAGCAGGGAGAGCATCTCGTTTGCACCGAGAAGGTCGCAGGTTCGATTCCTGTCTGCTCCACCATTTTTAACCGCCGGAATGGCTCAACGGTAGAGCAACTGATTTGTAATCAGTAGGTTGGGGGTTCGATTCCCTCTTCCGGCACCACTTTTGTAATGAATGGCTAAAAGAAAATATTATGAATTCCCAAATCCTACTTCCAAGGTAGGAGAATTGATTAAAAGAAGAAGACTTCAAATGCTTATTCATAGCTGTGCATACTACCAGTTTGATACGCAATTTATATCAGATGATCAATGGCAAGAATGGGCAAATGAACTAAGAGATCTTATTAAAAAATACCCAAATGAATACAGTGATAGATTTGACCAATTCTTTGACGACTGGACTGGAGACACTGGAATGCACTTATGTCTCAGAGATCCGTGGGTATATTCAACAACAAAACACTTTATAGATCACAAAATATTAGAATGCAGGCGTTAATATTAGGAAATGGAGTATCCCGAAAAGGATTAGAATATAGACATAAAGATCTATTTGTATTTGGATGCAATGCTGCTTATAGGGATACAGATATTGATGGTTTAGTTTGTGTTGATATTGCAATGCAACATGAAGTCTATTGTACTGGATATGCAAAAGAAAAACCTTGTTATTTTTCTGAATGGTCACCAATAGAAGCAGAATGGTATAATCCGTTATACTCTGCATTCTCAATGGGTAAGACTACAAAACCAAGAGTAATAGAAAACAAACCAACAGATCGTTTTGTTATGAGAGGTATTGACGATTCAAACTCATTGATTGTTACCTGGTTAGATAAAGAAGATAAAGTAGAAAGTATTCCAGATGCAGAATTGTCTAGTGGCTCAATGGCGCTATTAATAGCATGTGAACAGGGATACGATAAGATTTATATGGCTGGATTTGATGGGGTTGGACATGATAATGTTTATTACGGAACACCCTGCTATGAAAGATCACAACCTAGAGCAATATGGATATCTGAACATGAATCAATATATTCCAGATATCCTAACATAGAATTTGTTAGAGTGAATTGCCAAATGATGGAAAGTACTTCCGAAAATGTTTCCTATACTAAGTCTATTTAATGCATAAATAGATACATGGCAAAAGCAATTACAATATCTAGACATGATCCGATTAAGAAAGGGACTTCTCAAGGGAGAAAGCCTAAATCTATGGCGACCATGAATAAGAGTAAGAAAAGAGGTTTTAAAGCATACCGTGGGCAAGGGAAGTAAGCAAAGACCAATTTCAAACAGAAAACAGTTTGATGAAAATTGGGATAAAATATTTAATCAAAAGATGAAACAAAAATCAATGACGGAATTGAATTGGGATGGCAACGAAGAAAGGGGCAGATATGGAGAAGACGAATCGTCACAAGACGAGATTTCACCGTGTCCTTTTCGCGAAGGATACTCCGTTTCGATCTAAAGTGGTAAAAGATAAAACAAAGACACTTCCTAGACAATATAAATATAAACATATAGAGGTACAAGAATGAGTTTAGATTTAGAAACATTTGATTTTGGATTTACCGCGGTAGATGAAAACGAACTAGAAGCTGTTCAGAAATTATCAGCTGAATCTACTACAGCATCTGCAACCAGTGCAGAGATGGAAGAGAAATTAAATAAGTTATATAATGCGATCTTACCACTTTTATCTAACTTAAAGAAGAACCCCGAAAAGGAATATATCTACTGGCCAAATAGGGTAGAAAAAGTAGAAGCCTTTGAGGACTTAATTTCAGGGATAATTAAATAATGACTGTACCAACTACAAATATAAGCCTCAGAGGAATTAAAAGAGAAGTTGCTGATGGGAACTATAATAGTACAACAGCTTATACAAATGTTGGATTAAGAGGTGTTTCAGCGGATGCTGGAAAAACTAGTCCGGATGGTATGAGTGAGTTTGCTGGATATACTTCTCAGATGCCATATCTATCAAATTTTGATTATGGTACAGTGAATACATATGAAGGGGTATTTTCTGATGTACAATACGATTCCGAATTTTTCGCATTTGGGGTCGCTACAACAGAATTTCAAATTGTTCAAAGAACAGTTGGTGTATATGGATCCAGTAATTATGGTGTATATTGGTATTTAGAAGAGACTGTGACAGCATATCCCGGTATAGTTTATACAAGTATTTATAATGGAACAGCTATGACAACTGGAACACTGTATCTATTATGTGGAACAACCTTTACTCCATCTCAATATCCAGATAGTTATTATATTGATGCATCCAGAAGTGCAACAGTTACTAACACAAACTACTCGCAAACATCAACGACTTATTCAGCTGGGTCTGGAGAGCCCTACACTTCAGGGTCTAACTGGGATAGCTCTGTAAAAACCTTATTAACTCCATCAGTCAGTCCATACTCCTATACAGCATTTAAAGTACAAGATTCGGTATCTTTGTCTGACTTTGGATACACTACTGCAGTTACTAATCACACATTTGATTTATATTTTAAAAAGTCTGGATATCCAGATTGGAAAGCACATACTTTTAAAGTACAACAAGAAACTGATTATACCTTAAACTATAGCACTGGTGGTTGCCCTTACTGTTGTGTTCATGATAGCATGTTGATTGCAACTGGAGATGATATGAGAAGTATATACGATATAAAAATAGGTGACATGGTAGTTTCACATAATTTTGAAACTGGACAAGATGAACTAACAGAAGTAACTGATCTTATTATTGTAGATAGAGATGTTGATTATAAAGTAAACGATTTAGTTATGACAGAAGATCACCCTGTATATCTAGAAGGCGGAAGAAAAGCTTCTGTCAATCCTAATGCAACTTTATTGAATTATAAGCAAGAAGTTGATCAATTAGTAGTAGGAGATAAAATGATGAAACTCGATGGATCTTTAGAGGAGATTACCTCTATTGAAAAATTTGAGGGTGAACATAAAAACTTTGCTGTTCAGACCAAGTATAACAATTTCTATGCAAACGGTCATTTAGTAGATTCAGTAATTAATAGAGAAACAAATCAATGAGTGATCAGGATCTAACCATAGCTTATTCATCGGGTGTAGAATCTCCTGAAAATTCTCCGGTCCCCGAGAACCCGGGTGCAACAATTCAGAGTCCTGATTTTGACTGTGGTATGGATGTAAATGATATGGGTGAGTTTAGATCAAATGACGGATATGTTACAAAAATAGTAGTAGGAATAAAAAAACAAATTGGTGAAACTATCATAACTTCTAGGTGTTTGGAGATACCTATTCCATTAGACATCTCTACTAATGCTGAAAGAGATTCAGATGAATGGATTTTATCATCAAAACAATGGATAAGATTAGCTTTATCTCATCCGAATTTTGATTCGCTTATTGAAGAGTTAAAAGAAAAAGAATTAAATTTATAATGTATCATCACTTAAGGAATAAAGATATGAATATAACACAACTAAAAGAAACACTAAAGGTAGACGAAGGAGTAGTTTATGAAATCTATAATGATCATCTTGGCTATCCTACTTTTGGTATCGGGCATTTGGTGCTGGATTCTGATCCAGAAAGTGGACAACCTGTTGGAACTCCTGTATCGGAAGAGAGAGTGGACGAATGCTTTGAAAAAGACGTACAAACAGTCATCGATGACTGCAAAAAATTACACGACGGATGGGATGGATACCCAGAAGAAGTGAAGCAAGTAATTGCTAATATGATGTTCAACATGGGACTCACGCGCTTGAGTAAGTTTAAAAACCACAATGCAGCGCTGCAAAGTGGTGACTGGAAGGAGGCGGCAAAAGAAGGCCGAGATTCTAGATGGTACAAACAAGTAACGAACAGAGCCGAGAGACTAATGTCGAGATTAGAGGCGGTTTAAAATTTTATAAATCAGATAAGAAAGATCATAAATATAAAGGATGGTATTGGTCATATGATCATAAAGCATTCTTTCGATGGGATGATTTAAAGGAAAAAACAAAATGCAAGTAATTCAATTATTAGGTAATGAAGGTGACTTAACAGCAGCAAGTAATGTTAATTATGCTACTCTTGTAAGAGTACACAACACAGGAGTTGCAGCTCCCCTGGTACACAGAAACACAACTGGAGTAGTTGGAAACGTAACTCTTCAAGCAAACGAGATTATCTACATCAAGAAAAATGGTGCTGATGAGCTTGAAGGTGGAGCTCAATTTAAAGTTGTAAAAGTCGGTTTTAATAACTAAAATAAATTAAAAAATCAAAATTTGAGACATCAGGGTATTTCACTCTGATGTCTTTTTTGTGAGTTTAATTTATATAAATACCAACATGAACGAAGTATTTTCCCTCATCGCTGAAGTTGGTGCTCCTATAGCTGGATCTATAGTTATGGGATTCTTCATATTCCTAGTGATTAAGCAAATCCTTGAGGGGATAGTTGATCAGATTAGAACCCTAACGGGTTTCTGTAAATCACTGGAAAATAGAGCTAGGATGATGAGTAATGAAATAATCAAAATTGATTTACTTGTTTCTAGTGCATTAGAACTTAGACCTGATACGGATAGAATTGCTCGAGCAGAGAATTTTGTAGAGGACGGAAAGGTTGATGTCAGGAGGGATTAATGGAAGGTGTAGCACAATTAATCAACGATTACGGTTTTCCAATCGTAATGATGGTTGGTTTAGGATACTTTATATTCTTTGTTTGGAAGTTTATAGGAGATCATATAGAACCTGAAATTGAAAAGATGCATATAGCATTAATTCGTGTGATAGATCAAACTCGTATGTTAGATCAAGATATGATAAGATTACAACAAAAAGTGAATGTGGTATTAGAGTATAAAGAAAACGAGAAAAAGAAACATAATGAAAAATAAAATAAAAGAAAGATTAGAATTATTAGTTCTAATTACTTTATTTGTTGTTACTACTATAGGAACTGTTCCTACAGTATATGCAGCAGATATTGTACATCAATTCAAAAATCCATCTTTTAGTGGAGTAGGAACTGGTGCTCATTATTTAACCATTGAGAACCAAGAGCATTCCCGAAAGAAAACAATAGAAGAATCTCTTGAAGCAGCAAGGAAGGCTGCAGAGAGAGAAGCAGATAATACTGTTTTAGCAAAGTTTATTCGAAACTTAGAGAGTAGAATATATGCTCAATTTGCAAAACAGTTAGTAGAATCAATGTTCAGCAATGATAATGCTGCATCATTCGGTTCTTTTGTATTAGAAGGCAATACAGTTACATGGGAAGTTATAGTAGCAGAAGATGGTTCTGAATGGATTAAATTAACTGTAGTTTCAGAAGATGGAACTACAACTGAAATAGAAATACCAGTAGGAACAGGAAACTATGCGCAAGATCCTGATAGCTAGTTTAGCAATTCTTACAGGTTGTGCTTCTATGCCTCAATGGAGTGATGGACCAAGAGATTGCTCTGCTCCAGAATTCGTAGATTTAGTAACTGGCGTAATGCAGATTAAAAGAAAGTATATCTGTGTAGAACAACCAGAAGTTGTTAAATTACCATCATATATTGAATTATTAGAATTACCTCCGGCTGAGGAAAGACCAATAGTTGCAGTGTATCAGTTTTTAGATAAAACTGGCCAGAGAAAAGCAAGAGATGGTATTGCAGATTTCTCTACAGCAGTAACACAGGGTGGACCAGAATTGGTTATCGACGCTCTTAAAACTGCTGGTAACGGATCTTGGTTCCGTGTAGTAGAAAGAAATGGACTAGACAATTTAGTAAGAGAAAGACAAATTATTCGTAGTGCAAGACAAGATTTTGCACAACAGAATGGAGAAGATTCTTTCCAAGAACTTAATCCTCTATTATTCGCAGGTATGATTATAGAGGGTGGAGTAATTGGATATGATACGAATATTCAAACTGGTGGACGAGGCGCACG